ATCATCGTATTTCACCCCAGTTTCTAAACGAGTCAATGTCGCCACTCGTTAAATTGTCCGGTGTCACATCACCGGCCACGTTCCATACTACAGTGCTTGCTGCTTTTGGTGCACTAGTTTTATTGAGCATGAAGTTTTCGAGTCCTTTGCAGTCATAAGTTGGCGCAGTGGATACTTGTTCATTGATTTGTTTCGCCAGATCAGCTGACTGTTGAAAGATCTTATGGTACGAGTTTGTTTCTGCTCGACCGATTTCACCTGGGTGCAGGTTACGGGCAACCGCCACGCCATGAAAACGAGCATTTGGCCACGCGATCTGCAGTGTCCGTGTTAATACACCAGTGCTGATCACGCTAACCACGTCACGCGGCTCTGGTCGATTACCCCATTGCTGCAGCGTGGACTTGATACCAGCTGCGACCACGAGCGGGTGATCTAAACCAAATGGAACAAACTCTGCATTGTTTTCTGCTGCCCATTCCTTGGCGTACTTGTTCAGAACTGGCATTGCAGCGATTCGTCTAAAGATCGGTTTTGCTCCAAGTTCAATACAAACAAGTTGGTGTGCGCTCGCTTCTTTAGCTGATGGCATGAATAGTGTCAGCTTTTTGTCATACTTTTTTGCTAGCGCTGCTAGAGATACACCTGCCCAACCGACTCGTGGCTGGACGTAAACCAAGTGATCTGTTTGCATGCTACGCACTAAGAGATCTCCCCAGCGTCCTTTCGTGCCGACACCGGTTATTGAATCATCCCACAAGGTTGCACCATGGAACCATTGCAGTGAAGGTGCTGGTGTTTCATCAACCCACCCGTCTGCTAAATCTAGCCACTCGTCACGTGTCTTGTACGCGTATTTGTTAGTGGCATCGGTTGTGATCTTAAACATTATACTCCTCCTTATAAGCAATGACTTTAATCAAAAATTCTTTAGTCGCTTTTAAAGTAGCAGCGTGTCCAACGTAATAACTTTCACCGTATTTTTTGCCATTCATCCATTCGTAAACAAGCCAAACTCTTTCTTGTTCATCAGGTTTGTAAATAAAAAAGTTTTTGTATTCGTAATAACCATCGCGGACTTTAGTTAACTTCATTATGCACCTGCCTTTTCTGTTAGTCGTACATTAGTGATTGCTGTGAAATGTGCATTGCCTTCAGCATCTTTGATGCCAACTTTCATTGATCCATAGGAATCAAGATTGAACCAGATTAGTTCACCGATTGTTCCAACTGGAACTTTGCGACCTTTGAAAACTTCGACGATGTAACTTGGTGCATCATCGTTTAGTGCTTTGCGTAGGCTTTTGAATTTTGCTAGTTCGCCAGCGATTACATCTTCAACACGCTCGTTAACATTGATTGACCAGTTTTGCCAATCATTAAGTGTCATGTTGAACACGTGTGACACAACATTGTCAACTTGTTCAATCATTTCGTTTGTGCTTAGACCTTCGCCTGTGCAAATGTGTGGTTGGATCCATGCACCAACACCATTGTCGTATGCGCGTTGTGCTCGCACGCATAGTACCCATTTGCCGTTACGATTCTGATGCCAAAATACTTGGTTTGATCCGCACTTTGTGCACATTGCTAATTTACTCATGATTATGCACCAATCTTGACGATGGTGTAAACGCTTAATGCATCTGTTGGTTCTGAAAGATCAAAACCAATTGCGTTTAGTTCAGCGCGCATTGTTGCGATCATGTGTTCTGTTGAGTTGCCGCGATTAAGAAAACGCACAGTGACTTTGTCAGAGACTAAGTATGGTTTACGAACTGCAACACCAGTTGTGATGTTACGTGCGTAAAGTTCTGCAGTCTTATCAACTAGTCCAATGTTATTGCGCTTTGCCATTCCTTGAACTTTAGCAACTGAGATGATTGCTTCGACTGCTTTTACTCTTGGTCGATTGTGTTTCATGATTTTGTCCTTTTGTCCTATCAGCTGTCCGGCTGATAGTTCTATTCTATACACAAACCAAAAGCAAAAACTACCATTTTGACAACTTTTTTTTAACTATTTTTTTCCTTTATTTCCAATGCTTTTTCTAGATGTTTCACGTGTGTCCAATGTTTTTTATGATTCGGCACAAGAGAATTATTGAAAACCTGCCACGGTTCAAGATGCTCGTAACCTTTCGGTACATAGCATTCAACATAGCGCACATAGTCGCACGCAACATCCTCGAGTGCTAAACCTTTACCCATGTTACGCAAAAGATCTTTAGGATCATGCGGGCTACGAAACTCGTTACAGATCTTTTCCATTGCAGCATCGAGAAACAAGTTTTGACTCTTAAAACCATCGTTACCGAATAAAAGATTCAATGCTTGCTTCGCGTTGTTGCCATAGTTCACTTGTGAGTATGGATCAATAAGCTCAGGGAAATACGCAGCAACATCCATGACAAAAGCTGTCATGACAAAGTGAAAACATTTCAAACCATTTTCTCGATGCCAATTATTGATCCAATCAACACCATCGCGAATACTCATTGATAACGGGTTATCGATCAAATGGAAATAAAAATCAACAACAAGTCGAAGCATGTACTCGGCGACATAAAGTTCAGATCCGCGTTTATAGTCACCGCGTGGTTTCGGGAACATTGGAATCTGGTTACCGATACTCGTAAAGATTGCTCGACCTTGACGCATTTGACTCAACACGTAGTCGCGCATTTCACCCATGTTCGTGGTGTTCAACGCCATGTCGCTTAGTAAACTATTTCTAAACCCGTGATCGTAACTAAACGATGCACCTGAACCAGTTACACGATGCACAAGAAATAGGAAGAACCAGTCAATGTCAGCGAACGGTGTTGAATCGAATCGTGAATCTGCTTGCCACTTTTTCGGGTTATTGCTACCGTGCCGGATTTGCTGAATAGCGTTACTGAAACCAGCGAACTCACGATCAACCGTGTCATAGATCGTTATGTAGTGCTGCAATGGATCATCAACGTGTAACGGCTCGGTTGTGTCTCTACCATTCTCGCTAGCAATGTTTATTGTTTGCAGCACCGCAGCTTTCTTGTAGTACTCTTTGAAGTCTTCCCAGTAAATTGTTTCAATCAGCTTACCCATTTGTTTGCCTCATTTGTTTCTAGATTCCATTCATAAAACTCTGGTGATAAATGCACCGAACCTGGTTTCTCCATGTGCACTTTTGCGTACTCTTCAGGGTCCATTTCATACCACGCCCGTGGCCATGTATGGACCTTGGTGAAAAGATCTTCTAAACGGTTTTGGAATACTTCACGGATCTGGTTACGCTTCTCACGTGTGCCATAAAACGGTGTTTTCTTGTAGTAACCTGATTTTGGGATTCGCCGCTCCTCAAACTCGATCGGGTACGGGCTAGTCACCTCAAATGAACCGATAAGATCTTTTGCCTGTAACTCTGTCAGCTGTTTGTGAAGATCCTCAACGAGTGTCACCGCAGCTTTCAACGGGTTGAATTGGCGTGCAAGATGATGGCGAATGTCAATGTTACCAGCTGAGATCACGAGATGCTCCACACGATAATCTGGTAGATACGATTCAACGCCACGAGTTGTTAAACCATGCAATGTTAAACCATCGTGACGGTACACAATTGTGCCACGTCGATACCTTGCAATGGAATGTGAGTCACCGATAACAACGCGCGTCACGTTAGGAACCAGAGCCTCGTGTGTTAACACTGGCACATTGGTTATGTCCACTATTTTTTGCCATTCAGCCTTGGTGAAATCTAGTTGAGCTTTCGCTGCACGTTCACCGAGGATTGCTTGAATGTTCGGCAATGGTTTCTCCAATGCCTTGATGTTGCCAAGATCCATGTCAAGGATTCGTGAGATCCTGTCACGGACTTCTTGTGTAAACCCACCGAACAGGTTGAACGTGTCACCACCGAATTCCATTGGTGTGGACACTAACCAGATACCGTCAAGAACCGTCCACGGTTTGTTACCTGCTAGTAGTGGTTTACCGTGGCCAAGATCTTCAACCATGCACGCTTGCATTTTTGGCCACGCAGCTTTATGGCTCGACATTTTTGAACTAAACGATGTCACCACGTCGTCAATGATCATGGTCATGGTTTCACCTGATCTTGTTTATCCTTCACCGCGTAATAGAAAGTGAACCAATTATGGATCGTGTCTTCTAGCGATGCTGGTAGTAGTTCACCGGTGATCTTTTTACCAAGCGCATAGTATTCTTCACTAGCATTTGCATCCCATTGCTCTTCAAGATCCATGAATGCTTGCGCAACTCGATGGATTGCAGCTAACTGATTCTTTGTCATGTCCTTGTCCATTTCTTTTGACCTGTCTCATCAGTTGCAAGTGGTCAATCTTGCAAGACGCCCGAAGGCGTTTCGACTAGTTGATCTTACCAAGTAATTCTGGTGAGAACTTCTTTGCGCACTCAGTACCAACAGCCCAGCAACCCATGTAACCAGCACTGTGAACATCACCTTTGCCAAACTCGACAAGGTTTCCACCATCGTGCACTTCAACGAATAACTCGTTGCCGCTAACTTTGCGACCACAAACTGAGCAGCGATCAACTGATGTATCTGTGAAAACTTTATCGTGCCATGACATTGCATCGCCAGCGTTTAACTCGTAAGTGCTTTTTGGTGCGGTTACGGTTTCTTCAATTACGGTTTCTGCAGTTAGTTGATTAGCGATTTCTGCAAGTAGTGCATCTAGTGCTTCTGCGCTTTGTGCTGGTGTCTTAGCCAAAGCAACGCGGGCTAATTTAACTTTGAATTGGGTTACGCTTTCGTTATTAAAAACTGATGCGTAGTTTGCTGCGGTCTTGTCTAGTAGTGCTAGTGCTTTTTTAGGTGTTGTGTTTTTCATGATCTTGTCCTTTGTTTGTCCTATCAGCTGTCCGGCTGATGTTTCTATTCTATACACGAAACCAAAGTAAAAACTACCATTTGGACAACTTTTTTTTAACTATTTTTTTCCTTTATTTCCAATGCTTTTACGCGCTACAGCTAGATTCAGTGCACAAAACACCATCATCGTCTAGTGCACGTTTGCAAGTTTTACACTTACCGGACACACCATCATAACCATGCAACTGTCGCGCAGCATTGATCTCTGCTTTCTTTTTATACACTTCAAAAACATCATCAGCTGTCCAACCAATCGCGAGCCACAGGTTAACAAGAAAATGCAACGCGTCAACAAGTTCACTACCAAACGATAAATGGTTAACGTGTCGACTCTTCGCCCACGGTTTCCACCCACACTCTGCTAGCGCTTCATGCAACTCGTCCTGTAGTGCAAGATTCATCATTGCAATGTACTCTGCTTTTGCAACCGGGTCAAGTGTGTGCGGTTCAACACCGAAAGATTCCTTTTGCAAACGTGCTTGTCGTTCAAAGATCAATTTCAATGTATCAATGTTTGTCATTATAGTTTTCCTTTTCTAGACGCGTAATGTTTAACTTTAGAACATCCGCAATGTTCTCGATTTCAGATCTTGGATAACTCGGTCCATCAATGTAATCACTAAACACGATTTGATTGAAACCGTGCGCAGCAATAATCGTTAAACAATTCGCACACGGGAAATGTGTCACAGCTAAAAGACCGTTACGTGTGTCCTTGATCGTTGCATAGCGAAGCGCGTTCGCTTCAGCGTGGATCACGTAAGGTCTACGAGCATCACGATCAAGCCAATCGATTTGCACATTCGATGGTGCACCATTGTAGCCAACACTCGCGACACTCATGTCTTCACGCAAAACCGCTGCACCAACTTTGATAAACGGATCTTCACTGCGTTTAGCTGCAGCGAACGCTAATTCAAGTGCGTACTCTGGCCAAGTTAATCGTTTCATTTTTCTCCTTTAGAAAACACGTGGACACTACCAAGGCTAATAGTGTCCACGTGTTTTTCCCCTGCTAGTTATCTCTAGGAGATAACCGTGCCACCGAGCTGTGCAAGGAGTGCTGCGATGGCTGGATCATTCGCGTCAATTGCTTTCTCAGCAACCGGTGCAGCGACAGGTTTTTGTAACCCGCTCGCAATGTAAGCTGTCGCTTTCGCGATTGCTGCTTGATCTGTTGTTGCATCGATCAAGATCCATGGCGCTGATTTACCTGGTTTCGCTGTACCTTGACCGATACGTGCAAGAACCTGTGCACCAATGTTTGGTTTCAAAGCTGAAAGTAAAGCCTTGTTAAAGAATAGAACACCTTCGTGTTCCTCGTTAGCGTCTAGATCAACAAGATTGACCTCGATTGCATCCGATTCGCCTAGTGCAGTGACGATCCCGGTTTTGTATTCGATTGGTGTGATGATGAGCAAGTGTCCGTTAAGATCTGCTACCTTCACGTAGTCGCCGCTTTGGGCGCTTGGTGGTGTGAAAGTCATGGTGACTTCCTTTCTGTTTGTTGTTGTGTTTTGTTTGTTCCGTTAATGGGTTTAACGGTGGTCTATGGTTTAGAGATTGTCATCCTCTAGTTCGTCGTGTTCGACTTCTTCTCGTGTATAAAATTCTTGTTTCGCTAAACGTTCCTGGTTTAGTTCATCGGTTGTTTTCCAGTGTTCCCAATCAAATGGTTTTGCTGGATCTTCCTCTGATGCGTACTCGTTCCATGGATCAAGATCTGCAGCTTTCTTATACGAATGCACAACCTCAGCTGCAAGAACCGCTGAGATCGCCGTGAACGCGCCTAACACAAAACCGATTAGCAATGTAAAGATCTTCATTTACCTGCACACCCTTTCGAAAGATCATTATTCTCTGGTGTAAACCATGAACAATAGTGGCACAACCGACTTGGTTCAAACGGGATCAAATTCCAATGCTGTGGATTCTCTTCAGGGTCAAGCATCACAAGTAACTGGATCGTGTCATCGAGTCGTTGCATTGCATCAATCGCGATCTGTTCATCATAGTCGCTGATCCAAACATGCAAACCTGAAAGCATTCCACCAAGTGGATAAAACGCTAACGCGATCTGTTTCACATCGTAACCGGCTTGCTTTAAACCATACGCGTAGATGCTCAACTGGATCAACTGCTGTTTTGTTGGTCCTTCAAGTTTACGAGCCTTCATTGAAGCTGCGCCAACACACTTATGATCAATCACAATGCCGTTATCAACATCGAACAAATCAACGGTTCCGGTTAAACCAGGTCTAGCGGTCACTCGATGCTCGATCAACCAGTTGCCTTCACTTGTTTCACCAAACGCGTCAGCTAACCAAGCGTGAATCGCTGTACCACTAATCGCTGGCCACGGATCTGTCACCGTGTTGATCTTTGGTGTGTCCATCATTTTGTACGCTAGTTTGCGAACACAAGCGTCACCGATTTCAGATGGACCAATGTTCAACTGTCGAGACCTTGGCTTGTTCGCATCTGATGATTTGATAATCGCAGCGATTCGTTGCTCAAGAGATTTTGATGCTGCAACAGGTGATGTGAAACTCATTCGTCAACCTGCCATTCCTCAGGGTCAACTGTTGGATGTTTAACAGTTAACGGTTCAACTGGTGTAACTGTCATTACCATTGCTCGCTACCATCGAGAAGTGTGAAACGCTTTGACTGTGACTTGACCTCAAGCAGTTCAATGACTTGCTGTGGTAAAACCTCACGCGCTTTCTTGGTGTCAAAACGTGTAGACTCAACGGTTGTCCATTTAACAACTGGTGCGCCGTTAATTGTGCCAATGACCGCGTCACCCATTGCAGATTTAATCTGCTCAGTGAGAATGTCTGCACGCTCTTGTAGTTCACCAATCTCAGCTTTCAAACGACGCAACACCATGATCGTTGCAGCGAACGTTGGATCAAGATCAATCTCGTTCTGGTTTATTTGCATACTCATAATTCAATGCCCATTTCTTTTGCTAGTTGTGTCCCAATAGGTGTCTCATCAAACGAGTCAACTGCCCATTGCTGTTTTGCTTTCTTGCGATCGTTCACGACTTGCCACCTACCAAGACAGTAGGCAACAATCACCGTGGTGATCCACGTTGCTGTTACCATTTCGTTTTCCTTTTCATTTTAGTACGGCCACCCTGCTTTTTCAAGGTAGCGATAACGTTCATAAACTCTGATCGATACACCAACATCTGCACATGCACGCTCAAGAGTCCAACCGCGTTTAAGAAGGATCCTAACATCGTCCAACTTTTTTTGTCGCTTACTTGTGAGATTTTTTTCAAAGATCTTTTCGTATCTTTCATCTGGAAGTGTACCACCCCAGATCCCGTCATTGATCCCATTGTCCAATGCGTACTGTAAACAGTCCACGTTATGCACACAGACTTTGCAAATTGCAACCGCTTGTTCAATGAGAGCATTTCTGGCAGGTATAGATCTAACAGTTTCCGGGAACCAGGTTTCAGGGTCAACATGCATTGTGTCGCATGCTGCGTTTGGGAAATGTGGAAGCTCAAGGGCAAATTGTTCGAATGGGTCATGACTCATTGCAACTCTTTTTAATTAACTCAACCATGCGCCACAATGGAAGAATAGCCCACCATTCACCCACGCGTGTAGAACCAACACCGTTCGGTTTCGCTACAACAAAACCGTGATCCACTTTAGCGTTATGGATCTCGACTTCAAGTTCACGCAACCAACCAGGAATCGAATACGATTTCTGGTTCTTAATCTCGATCACAACATTGCGCACACCGGTTACATCACCAGTGTCCAGCTTGCCACGCAAAGGTGAACGATCAGCGTCAGGAAAACCATTCTCGCGAAGGAACTTGACAACAAGTGTTTCAGCTGCTGTACCTTTTGCCCGGGCTTTACTCATTTCTTGTCACGCAACTTGGTCAACTCATAGGATAGTTCAGCGTTTTGATTACGAAGACGACGCAACTCTTGTAGATAACCACTCAATGTTTCGCGATGTGTTTTCTGGATCTTCTCCAAACGCTGGTTATGCATGATGCTTGCAAAGATCCATGTCAATGTTAACGCTAGCAAAGTGCGGATCAGTAGATCATTGTAGTGACTCATTATTTGTCCTCCTCGGTTGGTGGAATAATCTTGAACACAAGATCTTGACAGTTGTCACACACAACACCATCATCGTGGCGCTCAGCGTAACAATCGGTCATGATCATGTCAACTATCTTTTGACGTTCTTCTTCACGGATCTTGTTAAACACTTCACCGAAGTCAACAAGATTATTTATTGCATCCATTATTTTGCCTCCTGCAAGTTTAGGTGTGGTGGCGCTGCAACCAGATCGGACAAAGAATCGGGAGCGCCACCACTTCCACTCGAATGGACAGTCCGAGTGGAAAGTTCTGCCTTTTCATAAACATTCATCCAGTCCAAAACAAAGTTCAGAATGTGTTCCTGTAATTCCTTAGCGGAGATCTCTGACCAATCAGGTGCATCCCAATTGTTCATACGTGTTTCCCACTTAAGCGCGTCAGCCTCGGTTGCACAACCAAGAACCTGTGAAATGATCTCTAGTGAACTACGCATTACAGTGCACCAAACATTTCAGTAGCGTACGCTTTCGCTGTTGCTAGTTTGTCAAACACGTACTTGTTAACCGTGTAGCAAACACCTTCACCAATTGCATCAACGCGTTCAATGAATACGATTCTGCAATTGATTGCTGCCTGGTAACCAATAATGTCACCATTGTTGTCACGCGCTGTCGTCCATGTGATCTTTGCCATGATTACGCACCAACTACCCAACCGCATGCAATTGCTTGCTTAACAGTTTTACGAATTAGTGCATTTGGAAATTCAACAGTAATGTAAAAGTTATCGCGATCTCGAACTTCACGACCTGTTGTAAACTTTCCAGCTTTGCGATTTGTTTGGATACTTGTAACTGTTCCAATTTGACCTTTGGCATTTGTAACTTTTGCGCCAATTTCTGCTTTCATGTCTTGTCCTTTGTTTGTCCGTTCATCAGCTGTCCTGCTGATAGTTCCATTCTATAACGAGATTTGGGTAAAAACTACCATTTTGGCAATTTTTTTTAATTATTTTTTTGTCTTTATTTCCAATGCTTTTTAGACAATTACTAAACAAATACCAATTGCATGGCATTTGTTGAATTCAATAAATGCTTCCTTTTTAGTTTTTGCATCTTCAACAATTGGATTATCAAAAAATCTTGGTATCCAACTTCCGTTAATTTTTTCGCAATCAGCTTGTGGGTAAATGTCCCAACCGTCATCATGCTTAAACACAACAGGTTTACACACTGGACAATTATTCATTACGCACCAGCCTTTGCTTCAGGAAATGCATTCTGTACTTCTTGTTTTAGTTTTTGCAAACGTCGCTTTGCACGATACGCTTCACCATAGTGTTCTGAATAAGATCCATCCTCGCACATGCTATTCATGCAATGCTCAATTTCACCAACTAGTAATTGAAGAACCATGTTTGCACCTTCAACACCATTGATAGTTATGTAATCAGATCTAGATGAACCATTTGATTTTGCGCTAACATAGAACAAGTCAGCTTGCCATTCACCGTTATCAACTTCAGCATTGTAAAGATCAATGCAAGTTGCAAAATCATTGTAAGTTGCTTTTGATAATTTAATCGCGGTCATGATTACGCACCAAACATTTCAGCAACAAATGCTTTTGCTTGACTTAACTTGCTGAACTGAACACGCTCAACCATGAGCTCGCGTACAAATACTGCGTAGCAAACTTCGTTGTAACGCACGCCGCATAGTGACCAACTTGCGTAGCGATCGATGCGAACTTCTTTACCATTGATTTCTGTGACATAACCAGTAATGCGGTTATCTACAATGCTTCGTTCTGTTGTGAATTTCATTTCTTGTCCTTTTGTCCTATCAGCTGTCCGGCTGATAGTTCTATCCTAACACGACTTTTGGGTAAAAACTACCATTTTGGCAATTTTTTTTTAATTATTTTTTTTCCTTTATTTCCAATGCTTTTTCTAGTATAAATAAAAAAAGAATCCCCTTGGCAATAATTTACCAAGGGGATTTCTTTATTCAGTTATGTTTCATGTGATCCAGAAAAGGATTAAGGAACCACACAAAACACGCTAAGCACTTCCCAATACCAAGCGGTAGATTCATCATAACACGCAATGCTACAACTCTTCATCTGGGATTGCGCATTCACCTGCGCCAGCAAAATACGCAGCACCATCTATGAAATGATCTACATCTAAACTATTCACACATCGCGCGAGCTTAACACCGACCATGCACAATGCAACTTGATGAGCTGAAACATCCACGCCAAGAATCACGGACCAGATCTTTGCAATGTTCGTGTGATTAGTTACAAAATCACCGGATGTTTTCTCACGATCACCGCCAGTTAACTCCGCGGCTCTCTGCAAAACCCAGAAACGATTCACCTATTTTCACCTGCTAACACGACAAGATCTCTGCGCGGATCATGATCTTCGCCAACGACAAGTGACACAACACCGGTTGGTGATTCCAAACCACGAGTATTCCTAAACCACGGTGAACCACCATCCATCGCCGGTGTTTGCACCCACAAACGAGGACCAACCTGTGAAACCTTGTAATGGTGATAATGCGCAGAGATCAAAACATCACATGAACCAACCGGTGTGCGACCAGTTGCTTGACCTTCCCACC